TTGTTAGTGATCTCTTCTCCAACATCGATTGTGCGTTCTACCCCGTGCCATTCGTACGTGTGCTGTTCGCGCATGCGGTGCATGTAGTTTGTGGTGGTTTTTGTGTTAGTGTTTTTCATAATATAGTTGGTTTCCTTACCTTTCTATATATATTATACCACAAAAACAGCGGTTTGTAAACAAAAAAAATGCATAAAAATGCACTTTTTTCATAACTTATTGTAAACCAACCACTTATGATTGCACTTTTTTTCGCCAAACTGCTATAGAGCACCATTCATTATGGCAAATTCTATTGCTCTAGTCGCTTCAACCTTCACAGGACGGCTCTTATACCATCCTCCATTGTCCATATCTATTTCTCGAACAAGCGACTCTACTATTTCTGGTGTGATTGGAAATCCTCTTCTAACGGCATTTGCCGCAATACTCAACATAATCCTATACATATGATGATACCAACCCGATTCGTTAATCGTTGAATATTCCGCTACGAGTTGTTTATTGATAAATGGGCAATCACGATACGAAGACCATGTATAGTTTTTATTTGTGAGCTTATTCGCAAAATGCTTCTTAAGTTCTTCCTGAATCGCAGGTGGGAGATTAGACGATAAGCTATTGGTGCCTTTATTGACAAAGTCGTGTTTCTCCATCAATTTATCAGGATCGAGATGTGGGCCGTGGTGAGTAAAAATAAAATTATATGAGTTAGGATATTGCGCTGGAACATAGTACATTCTAGACAAATCCTTCGTTTGAGGATCGCCTAAATGGTTATATTCCTGATTAAGAGCAAACCAAAGATGTTTTATTTGATCAGACTTGACGTGTCGTGATAGTGGAAAAACTATTCTGAACTTTGGCTTTTCTTTCGTGGATGATGCTGAACTATAGCACACAAAATGATGGCCTTTAAAGGTTTGAATCACGTCTTCAAATGTTTCTTCGTAATCATCAATATCTAAAGCCACCCAACCACACCAAGAAATAACGTTCTTATTAGCGCGTGTGGTGTTTTCAGTAAATGACGCAGGCGTTATAAGAGGTGAACCATTTTTTCTTTCACCCCGTTTTGGTTTATATCCTGGTCTCTTACTTAATTCGTATAATAATTTTTCGAACTTTTCCCACGTAGGAAAGCTCATCGTACGATGTGTCTTATTATCGAATATCGAATTAAATATTGTTAGACTATAATTCATTTGTTTTCTAATAGATCATCAAGTTTTCCGTGGTTACCTTTATGACATGGCGGTTTCCAGTCTGCTGGTTTAATCAAATCTGGAAGTCCCATCTTATTAGGCCGAGACTCTTTAACACCAACTTTCTTTGACATGTTTGCGATTTTGACTTCGTTCCAAGCCTTATATGGATTTATTCCAAATGCATCTAAGGTACCAATAGCGACAACACACATATCAATCAAACCATCAACAACTTCTTCAGCGTCATTTTCATCAACAGCTTTTTTTGTTTCGTTGAGCTCTTCTTCTAGAAACCGAATTCTAAATTCTAAAAATTCACGGAGTTGCTCGTGTGTTAATTTTTCTATCGCCTCTTTTACACCGTATTTTGTGTGCATATCATAAATGTCTTTTACCCAGTGGTTCATTTTGTTTTTATTATTTAGTGTTTAAAAAAAGAATTCTTGTAAATCGGCTTGAGGTTCAGCTGTCCAACCAATCGCATTAAGAATAATATTGATTGGACTGAGGAATGTCTTTTCAAATTGTAGATCATAGTTAATATATTTATCTAGAGATAATTCAGCCGGAAGATGTGATGGAAACGATATGACATTTTCTTGAATTGTGTTAGGCACCATAAGATAAACAAATTTGATCTTGTCACCATTCTGAATAAGTTCGTATTTCTTTTCTAAGCCTTGAGCTTTAAGGTGGTGATTGTATAAAAGCGCTCCTCGAACATGAATTGCGGTACCTTTGCTGTATATCGTAGATTTGTTATAAGAATTTCGTACGTCTGATATGCCTCGTGGAAATGCGACCTCATCTGCAGGAAGACTCTTAAAGTGTGTTTTAAAAATACTAATAGCTTTTTGTGTTTCTTCCTCGTCGCCTGTAACAATGATTTTAAACATTTCCCGCATGGCTGTTCGACAAACCTGCGGTGTTGAAGATTTTACTGCCTCAATACCTTTCATCTTAATCTTGGGTGTGGCATATTGTACACCTTCGTTATTGTGTACATTGAGAATATATCTTTTTTTCGCTGTCCAAATACCACGATCAGCGATAGCTTCACGTTTCATCACCATCCTATTTACGTAAGCTTTAGTATCTTTAGCAAAAGTATCGAAAGCCTTTTCTAACATAGGCTCAATTGCTTTACTAGCGAATTCGTCAAGGAATGCTACTGGCTTTTTTGGTTTGAACTTATCAATCACATCAGATACACCAACATAAAGTGAGTCAGTGTCCATTGCAATGATACGATCTTTTTCAGGGCCACCAAGAAAGTTGTTTAAAAAATTGTTTACATGGTTTTCTGCATGTTTAATTACAGCTTGCCCAGTAAGTGTAATACCTGAAGCGGTCGGTAAATCAAAATAACGGAAATACTTATTACCCATTGCTCCATAAAGCGAATTCAAAAGAATCTTAATCGACATTTGAAGTGTTTCAAGACGAGCTACTTGCGATGATGTTGCTAAATACTCACCTCTTTTGTGTTTAGAAATTGTTTCAAGTTTACTTTTAGCCTCAAGCATTTCACCTTTTACTTCAACACGTTTAGCGTAAAGTTCTTCGACAATTTCTGGAATAATTCCCTTTTTAGCTTTACTAAATATCGCACCATTTGCAGCAATTGCACCTTCCGCACCATTCATCGTAAGTCGTGTCTCTGGCGACATATTGTATTGCACAATTAAACTTGGATAAAGTGAGTTGAGATCAAAAGACATCACCCAATCATGCATTCCTACTTGTGGTTCCTTCACATACCCACCAGGGAATGCTTCTGTTGTTTTGTTTTCTGAAGGAAGTACAGCAATCTTCTTTCTAGCCAAGCGGCGGAAAATAATTGAATCCCATATAGCTGTAGTCCCAAGCGTGTCCTGATAATTCACACCACCAAGATAAGCCATAGTCATAACCAACGTAATAAGACCAAGCTTTTCTTCCATTCTTTCAATAAGCTCGACATCCTTAATGTTATAGTCAACAAACATTTGATAGTCGATGTCGTATAGATCTCGCAGAGTTCCGATTTCAGAATAGTCTAATTTCTTTTCAGACAAAACAACACTTGCGATATGATTGAGTGAATATGATTCCTGCTCACCATACGTATAAGCGAATTTCTTAAACAATTCCATGTAATCTAAGTGTTGAATACCAGAAATATCAAATGTAGTGCGAGAGCTACCTTTGATGTGAATATCCCTTCTTTCAATTTTACGCCATGGCGATAGATTGCGAACGATTTCTTCACCGAGGAGGAAAGCCATTCGGGAAATCATGTATGGAATATCGAAAAAACGAGTATTCCAACCTGTAATTATGTCTGGTGTATTATCGGGATCAGACCAAAACTCAATGAAAGCTTCTAACATTGAACTCTCATTAGTGAATTGGCGATACTCGATTTTCATTTGTTTTGGCAATGATGTTTTTGTTTCATCATACGGTTTAAGTCCCCATACACGATACGTGTCATCCTTTGAACTTTTATACGCGATTGTCAAAATCTCATTAACAGGATTGTCAACTTCTGGAAACCCATCGCCAAAAGAGGTTTCAATATCTAATGATGCGATGTCGACAGATCTACGATCATAGGGAATTTCGTTTGGGAATTGTTTTTGTATAAACGCTGGAATATGTCTATCGTTGCCGTAAATTTTAAATTCAGGAACATCACGATATGTTTTTTGAAAATCCCTGAATTCAGACATTGACGAAAATTGTAGAGGCTCTACCGGATGGCCATCTAAAGATTCCCATGTTGTTGAACGCTTTTTAGACTTTAGATAAAGCGTAGGTTTGTACTTGATGCGATGAGATATTTTTTTGCCATCATCGTCATAACCTCGATAAAGAAGATTGTTAGCAAACCTTTCGACACTTGTATAAAAACCACCTAGAATCATAAAAGAATTATACCATATTTTTGGCTATTTGTACATAACAAAGTGGATAAAAAAGGCCCTTCAGAATTCTGAAGGGCCTTGTTTTTGGTACTATACTTTAGATTAGTTACTCTCTGGTAATTTTCCTTTTAAATTGTGTGCCCGAAAACCTCTATTTGTTTTTGTATTCTTTAAAATATCTTTAATATCCTTTTTAAGTTTTTTCGCGTCCTGCTTATTAAGTTTGCCACCTTTTGTGATGCGTCTTGCACCACGATGTTGTGTTGCATCCCCATATGTTAAGCGGCCTCCTTGATTATTATCTCTACCATAATGAAAAACATTCTCTCCATTACTAACATCTTTAGCAATTTTTGATCCAAACTCTTTTTCAATATCCTTTAAAATCTTTTCATCATCAGGAACATTTCCGTCATAATAATAATGCGCCTCAGGACCTGTTGCTCCGATATATAAAGAGATTAAGCTATCAAGGCGTTCTCTATCTTGACCTGTAATTTTAGCTTCAGCTAAAAGTTTCTTTTCGTGTGGTAGTAAATATTTTTCAGTACTCATTGGTTTATTTGTGTTGTTTGTGTTGTTTGTGTTATTTGTGTTGTTTGTGTTGTATTAGTTTTACTCAGATACTTTAATTCCGAGCTTTTTCAAATATTCTTTAGCGTCTTCTTCGCTATCAAAAGTGGGGCCTTCCATTCTACCTTTTACAAAAATGGCAATACCGCCACGGCCTTGAGACCATTTAATCCTTATCTTACCGGCAGAAAACTTTTTCTTTAAGAAAGCATTTAACTTAGATGAGGCATTGTCTATAGACTTTAATTGGTCTGGCGTCCAAGCAATTTTATAAGCTTCAGCTAAACGTTTCTTTTCGTGTGGTAGTAAATATTTTTCAGTGTCGCTCATAGTGTTATTTGTTAACATTAAGCGAAAGTAGATGTTTTCCAAGAATATTTTTTATTAAGCGCATACCAAGAATCATCTGCTTTTACGAACCAATAGTAATAATCCTCAGAGTCTAAAACCCAAAACTTGCCTTTCGGAATTGGCGCCTTTGAAACTTTTTTAAAGGTTTTAACTATTGGGGCTCCTCCTGCCCAATTTTCGTTTGCCTTTTCAGCAGGTTTTACTGAAGATTCACCGTATTTGTTGTTTACTTGATAGACTCTAAAACTCTTATCATCGCTTTGAAAATCTAAATATTCTTCGGGTGCTTTTGCCTCATCAAGTTCTTTTATCGAATCTTTTCGTACAGATTGTTCATTCTTACTGTCAGCACCTTCAAAAAATTTATCTTTGTTGTCGTGGAAATATGCTGACGTGGCAATGACTCCTCCTTTGCTCATAGCAAATTTACTAGCGGCATCATACGTTTTAAAGTACTTGACCTTTTTAGTATCTAGGTTGAAAACAAGCCAATCATGACCTCGGGAACTCGCTTCTTCAACTGATGTGTTTTCTTTTAGTTTACGTACTTTCGCTTTAAGCATATCGACATACTTGGTGCCTCCGTATTCCTTTACCTTAGATGGATCTGGGTTCTTAATTAACTTTTCGAGATCCGCGATGTCTTTCTTATTTTCGCTTTTACTTTCATCCAATGGATCTTCATGAACCCATCCTTTAGCGTTTAATCTCTCGTGGTCTTCTGGTTTTTCAGCCCATTCTTTTTCTCCGTCTTTTGGGTTGTACATCCAATGAGGTTTGAAATATTTGGTCATTTCACTAACAGATTCCTTTTTATACATGTAGGAAACAGGAACATCTTCCTTTTTATTAAATCTTTTTACTTCTTTCTTAATATTAGTCAAAGATTTAATAATTTGATTAAGCTCCTTTTCGTTTACGTCATCGCCATTCATTTGTCCAGAGAGAAATATGTCAAGTTTTCTATTAATAGAATACAATTCGTTTCCAATAACATGCCCTGGCAGGCGTGAAAATGCTTCTTCAATTGTGCTACGCTCTGTTATATCTTTTATAGATTCTACGAGTGAAGTGTTTTTATGTGTGCTCATTTTTTAATTATTTTTTTACGTTTCCAATGGTGTATTTGGATTCAAGACACCATTGGCTTTTGTCTTTATGTGAAATTATTTTAATTGCTCTAAGTGTTGTTTTTGGATTAGCCATTTCTGGAATAACAATTTCAAGTAAACCCCAGTCAGAGAGAAGTGTGGATATAGTATTTCTACGAGAAAGATCATCTTCAGTAAAATTTGAAGGCTTTCCATCAAGTAAAAATAACTCTTTGAAATGTACAATAAAATATCGACCCTGTTTGTGCAAGATGTGGCAACTCTGATAAAGTGTATTTTTATCTTTTTTAGAAGAGACTCCTATACGTGTGAGTGTCTCCTTTATTTTTAAGAAATCATCTGGTTCATCGATGCGAACTTCAAGCATGTCTGCGGGTGTCCATTCTATAAACTTCTCAATCATGTTATATCTATTTATACAAACTCAAACTTAAACATACTTAAAATTAACAGTTACTCTTTACCTCCTAAGTCGTGCTTTTTCCTAAGCGCCTTAATGGCATCATCACTAAAAATAGGATATACAGTTTCAGCTTTTTCACGTGAATAATTGTACTCCTTTTGAATAATAGCAACGTCTGCAGACTTATCCTTTTTCTTACCCCATTTAGAAAATCTACGTTTAACCGTTACGATATTTCGGTAAAAATCATACTGCATTCTTGCTGGAAGAGTAGGATGAAAATTCATTTCGTTAGCAAATAAAACTGTATCTTTAAAGTTTGAAAAAGAACGGTTGATGATAAATGGCACGTATTGTTTTTCAATTGCATCTGGATTAGATGTTTCTAATGTGTCATCAGCCTTAGAATCAATAAGGAGATGTTTGCCACCTTTTCCGTTATTGATCGAATTGATGAACGAAAAAACATTTATTTTCTTATTGCTTTTACTCATTTCCACTGGGCTGAAGCCATGATTTCAGTTAAACACGCGACCGTGTTTAGTTCTTTATCTGCACTAAAGGCTGATTTGAATTGATAATCTGCGAGTATAAGAATGATCGCTGGTATAGACTGCGATTCAGCAAAATCGTAAAGTGTGTCATAAATTCTGCGAAAAATCACAGATGAATCAATATCACTATTATTCGTAACCCACGAGCGCATACTCTTAAAATCCCTATTCTTTAGAAAGCCAACCAACGCCGTTATGTTTTGATCAGATAGACCAATAAGAATATCTGATGTAATTTCACCAGATGAGGAATATCTTTGACATTCGTTAATTACTCGTCGCCAATCAGGTGCATAGCGCATGATGAGTTCAGCTAAAATTTTGTTGTTGTAATCTACACCTTCGATCTTAAGAATTTCTTGAAGACGATCCATAAACCCTGCAGCGAGTTCCGCAAGTTGTTTTTTAGTGGTGTTAAATTCAATCACTGTGCACCTTGAATGCAATGGCTCAATGATTCTATTTTTAAAGTTACATGTAAAAATGAATCTACAATTTGAACTAAATTCTTCAATGAATCCACGAAGAGCAGGCTGAGTGGATTGAGCGTTCAAATAATCTGCTTCATCCAAAATGACAACTTTGTATTTTCCACCATTAAGCGAAACAGTTGACGCAAACTGCTTAATCTTTGATCGAAGAACGTCAATACCGTTTTCTTCTGAAGAGTTGATGAGTATACTATCTAATCCAAGCTGATTACACAATGCACGAGCAACTGTCGTTTTACCTAAACCAGAAGAACCGCTAAGAAGCATATTAGGCATTTCACCCGAATCTACGATTTGTTGAAATGTTTTTTTCAAATTGACTGGCAGAATGCAGTCTTTAATGTTCTTTGGTCTATACCTTTCGCACCATAAGAATTCTTTATCTTTTCTATCCATATAAGTATTATATCAAATTAACGTACCTTTGTACATATTAAAATTACTAATTTAAGCGGTTTGTACACCATAAAATTGATGGCTTTGCCATAACATATTGATCGACAATAACTTAAATTTCACTTAATTTTACTGTTGTCTTCAATTTTTCATAAAGAGCGTTACTCATTATATCGCGGCCGTCTTTATCAATATTGCAATCAAGACCAATTTCATCATAAGCATCTCTCACCATTTGAATAGCCTCATCAGTTAATGGATCCATCTTAGTCGTGTATTCTTTAATTAGAATTTCCTGTGATTGATCATACCTTTTCTCAGACAAGAATCTGCTTATTGAGCTAAGTTCTGTGGCCTTTTTGATATAGTCTTTAGCTATTGATTTTACTTGTTTATCTGTCATATTGTTGTTATATCGGTAATTTGTTGAATAAATCTATTTCGTTAAGGAATTGGAATTGGTCTGCTGGGTTACTAAAATCGGGCCACGTAATAATGTGATCAGAAATCTGTTTAAGTTCTTCATTATTCCTTTTTTCGTGCTCATTTGCTGGAGGGACCATTGTACCATCAGCCAAGACACGTTCAAGGTGGATGGTATAACCAGCGTGACTTTTCACCCAATCAAACTCGTTCCTAAATCTCATATCAGTAATAACATAATCATCACCAAGTGTCATAGATTTTTCAGTCTCTGTGATCCAATGGTTGTCATCAAAACTTCTAATAAAATCGGTTCCGTAAAAAACAAGGAAAGGCCTTATCTTAGCCTTTTCTTCATCATTTTTAGTGAAGCTACTAATTCCAACTGCGCTCATTAAAAAGTCATCAGTTTCCTTCTTAAGAGAATCTGCAAATGCTACTCTCCTTAACCTTTTCTTTTTTCCAGTAGCATACAACATTATGAGTTGCGCTAATGTGTCCTTTCCACTTCTGGCATTACCAGATATGGCTATCATATTATAATTGCGCTGCATGAGTTATTTTATTTATCCAATCTGTTTTTTCATCCATCAATTCGACAGATATGGAATTACTATTAGTAAGCTGATTTAGTATATCACCAATATTCATTCTCACCTCGTATCCCTTTTTATAACACTTATAAATGCTTCCGCTATGACCGATGAATAACCAATGATCTTTATCGTCTTCTACCTTTTGAATACCACTACTAATTCTCCAACTATCACTAGATAAATATCCTCCGCTCCAGCCTGCTAAAACTTTATAGACGTTATCAGGTGTTTTTAATACTACCCAATTGTCTGGTTTATATTGATTACTTTTCACGCCTTAACTCTGAGGTAGTGTGAACCTTTATATGCGTTAATTTTTATAACGATAAATCCTTCTAATCGTTTGTGAATATCACCAAGATCCATACCAACAGAAACACACGGACCACCTGGCGGGTCAACTAAGGTTAATGAGCCATCATCGTTTGATGCATATCTAACATAACTAGTATCCTTAAAGGAATACTCAATGGAATTATCATCTGAGATTTTAAATATTCTCTCTTCTCCATATCGACCTTTAACGATAACTGATTCATAAGCGATAGTTTCTGCAATATTATCATCAGAATGAATGTCTTCTGAAGTAACTTGATCATCTTTAAAGAGATGTTCAGTTGCCTCTTCACCCTTATCGTAAAAACACTCGCCTACAGAATCAGGATGATATCCAGCTGCAACGCACAAGCCATATAACTTCTCAGTTAGTTCAGGCATCTGCATTGAACAATCATACCCACTATCATAGGTAAATTTTTCTCCATTTTCTTCTATTATAATTTTCATAACTTAATTATATCAGAGTTCCTTATATCCAAAGTGATTGGTGATGCTTCACTATAATTTGCATAACTTGTATATCCTTCTTCGATAATATAGTTTCCAGCCTAGTAACTTCAGCATAGCAAGTGCTTTCTTCTTCGGAAAGCGGATTCATGCTGTAATTGCCATCTTCTCTTTTTGTGAACATATCACTAATACTCTTTCTAGGTGGGTATGCATCATCAATCTTCTGCTTCAACTCTGCTCTACCCTCTTTGATCCATTTGTATGCTTTGAGTAAATCTTTATCGATCTTCATGACACGATCAACATACTCTTGATTAACATAACCGAGTTTTAGCTCTTCTTCGTATACATGGCCAAGAGGGTAAGTCCAATCGTTTTGAGTTTCGACTTCAACATAATGCTCTAGACACTTAAACAACACACTCGGAATAAGCTCTACCTTATCACAATGAGTATCTGGAATGACATCAGTCAACCATTCCTGCCTTGGCTTAAAGAAGCACCCGACCCTATATGTAAGATCGTTCCAAAAGTATGTGCTGAATATTTTTTTAATTTTCATTTGTTTGTTTTAATGAATTAAAGTAAGTAACAGGATGAATCCACTTATTACGAAAAATGCAATTGTTAGCCTAAATCTTAATGATAGTTCTGTTCCGTGCATTTTGTTTGTTCGTATAGTTCAATAATCTCTTCCTTTGTCAATATAAGACTGCTACAATTGCCACTTTGTGACCATGTTTTATTAACAACAAAACCATTATCGCAGGGGTTCATTGTAACTTCATTTTTGCAAGCTTCCTCTTCGTTCAACGCCTTTTTAATCTCGTGTTTTACCCACAGGATGTCATTAAAGAGATAATCAAAAACATAATCGTGAATAGATTCCGGAACGTCATCGATAAATTTTTCGTATATGGTATCGCTTTTTCGTTGCAATATACTGATTGTATTCTTAATCTCTTCTAATTCTTCTAATTTATTCATATTGTTGTTGCTATTTTAAACGTTTTTTGTATTCACTATAAGATATTTGCTCATCGTTTGTTAGGTTGCTATCATCGAACTTAACTTCTTCTAAATCAAGGCCATCCCAAACAACCCAATATCTCCATCCCTTTTTACCATATATTTTTTCCCAGG